CGGTCTTTCTGCTTCTTTCAGCATGGGAGTTCGGTACCCTAGGATAAAACGTTGTTGTGGTTCCCTGTCCGTCAGTGTGGGCGCCCAAAAATTAATGGAACTTAAGCCGAGTGACTGAAGATTGGTTTCTGCAACAACGTTAACACATGTTTAGCAGGCAAAGGTTGCCTCTAAACTCTCATCCAGTAGTGGTGTGTAAAACTTCTCTATCACTGGGTGAGATATAACATCATACGGTCCAGCACAATCCATAATGTGCTCTAACTCCTCTATGTCAGAAGCGGTGACACCGTATGTGTCAAACAACCAAGCGCGAATACAATCGATGTCTGTCGTTGTGAGCTTTCGCGTGCTAACCCGCATTTCATCGGTATACTGATTGTAATCAGTGATGGTCTTCATGTCGGGTTTGCAACCTATATTCATATACAATTTACCAAGCTTGTCAAATATTGGGAAATCACGTGCCCACGATAAAAGACATTGGCCCTTTGCATATGCCAACTGAGGTGCCAGGTCATGCCAATCACGATTAGAAAGGCAACCTGGGATTTTGGTTGAAAAAGCCATAGTCTGAAATACCCTTGCAGGTATTCTAGTCATAATATGGCTGCCATCTGCAAGTTGAATGAACTGACATGATAAGAAATCCATTTCGTCAAGTCTACCTTTCTTCCAGGTTTTGACGACTATGAATCCCTTAGCATTGCGCTTGTTTTCGCTGGCGAAGTACCGACGCATAGCTGCCTCAGCTAAATATACGTGTCCTCGCTCCACACAAAACAGCACGTCATCCCCCTTGATCTTTAGGAGAAATGGCATGTAACCAAATCGAACGCCGTCCCCATGGGGGTTAAATCCATAAGCTTTGAACGCAAAGGTCCAATAGCTTATGTTCAATACAGTGTTACCAAAAGTAGTCCAGGAGTCACCTGATGCCCTACCTTCGGTCGTGTATACGGCCGCACCTCGCCCCACGCTAACTACTAATATCTCGGACGCTTTGAGACACTCAAGAATCGAAATCGGATCTAGAGCGACATCCCAGTTGATTAGGATGTTATTAATAATTATTGTCGTTATGAACGCTGTGAATGCTTGTTGCAAAACTTTAACTTGCGTCATATCGAAGCCTGAGGCATCAGCAGAAAACCACACTGGATCTTTGAATCGGGCTGCAGCTGCATCGAGATCTACACAGATCTCCTCCCAATTCTTACGACCACAATATGGTTTACACCACCTATCAAATAAACCTTCAAGAGCATGGAAAAGCGGAGCTGTCGTTACGGTGTTGTTGTAAGCTCCGGCCGAAATAGTATCCATTTTAGTGGAACATATTTGGCGTTCTTTAACCTTGTTCTTTTCAGTCTCTTTAAATTGTTCTGGTACTGTGGTGAATTGTTGTTCGACTTTAGCAAAACTGTCATAAACTTTTGAAGTTTTAACCATATACTCAGGACTTGTGACAATTTTCATCATCTTATCCCGGTATGCTTCAGGGTGTTTTGCTAACCAGCTACTTAGGGCCACATCTAGTCCGCCTTCAGCGACTATCCACGCCCTGGCATCATCGGCCATATTTTGAAGATGGTCCTCCCAATCCTCCATGATTCTGTCATCAGGTGTAACCCAATTAGAACAAGCTCTTATAGACGCTGCCATAGTGCATTGTTTACAAGAATGTTTAATTGTTG